CTGGACAGCGGGCAACCCGGCGCAGCCGTTCCTTGCCCCGGCGGTTAAGGATCACGCCCAGACATACTGGAACATCATAGAGGACGAATTGAAAAATGGATGAAAAGCAGATCAAGGCCATTGAGGCCGTGCTTGCCAAAGGTGACAGGGTGGAGTTGATTCCCGTGAAAGATGGTGTTAAAATTATACATGTCAAGCGGGAAGAGCTGAAATAGAATATTGCTCCCGCCTCTAAGCGTTGAGGCGGAAGGCCCGAGCGTGGGTAACTGACTACGAATTGTAGTTGGTTACTCGCGCTTTTTCTTTTTGGTAAATACCGCAAAGTACAGCGGTTTTTATATCACAGTCGCCCCCGAGGAAATGGGGCCGAAGAAAAGGAGACTGATTATGGCACTGACCAGACGAGCCCTCAAAGCCATGGGCATTGAGGACGAGAAAATCGACGAGATCATCAATATGCACACTGAAACCGTGGAGGGCCTTAAGGCGGAGGTGACGAAGTATAAGGCCGATTCGGAGGCACTCCCCAAGGTACAGCGGGAGCTGGATACCCTGAAAGCTGCAGGGGACGGCGGTTTGCAGGACAAGTACGACAAGGTCAAGAAGGAATTTGACGATTACAAAGCGGAGATCAGCGCAAAAGAGACCAAAGCGGCCAAAGAAAAAGCTGCGCGGGCCTATTACGAGAGCAAGGGCATCACTGGTAAGAGCCTTGACATCGCCATCCGGGGCAGTTCGGAAGAGATTAACGCACTGGAGATGGACGGAGACAAAATCAAAGACGCCTCCGCCCTGGATGAGTTGGTCAATGGCACTTTCTCTGGCTTGGTGAGCACGACTACCGTAAGGGGCGCGAACACCGCCAATCCCCCGGCGAACAGCGGCGGCAACGCCATGACCCGTGACGAGATTTTCAAAATCAAGGACGCCACGGCCCGGCAGACCGCAATCAAAGAAAACATCAACCTATTTCAGAAAGGAGCCGATGACTAATGGCTAAAAACAACCTGACAAAAACTGCCGATCTGGATGTGACCGCGCGGGAAATCGACTTTGTCACCCGCTTCGCCCGGAACTGGGAGCACCTGCGGGACATCCTGGGCATTATGCGGCCCATCCGCAAGACTCCCGGCGCGGTGCTGAAAAGCAAGGAGGCCACCGTGACCCTCCAGAGCGGCACTGTGGGCGAGGGCGAGGACATCCCCTACAGCAAGGCGGAAGTCACCGAGACCCCCTATGCGGAGATGACCGTGGAGAAGTACGCCAAGGCCGTCTCTATTGAGGCCATCAAGGACCACGGTTATGACGCCGCCGTGGGCATGACTGACGATGCGTTCCTGTTCGAGCTGCAGAGCAACGTTACTGGGCGGTTCTATGACTATCTGAACACCGGCACTCTGTCCATCTCCGAGACTACTTGGCAGCGGGCACTTGCCATGGCGAAGGGCAGCGTCATCAACAAGTTCAAGGCTATGCACCGCACGGCCACCGACATTGTGGGCTTCGTCAACGTGATGGACCTGTACGACTACCTGGGCGACAAAGACATCACTATTCAGAACGAGTTCGGGTTCCAGTACATCAAAAACTTCATGGGCTACGGAACTGTGTTCCTGCTGTCCGACGAGGAAATCCAGCGGGGCCGGGTCATTGCCACACCCGTTGAAAACATCGTGCTGTACTATGTGGACCCCGGCGACAGCGACTTTGCACGGGCCGGCCTGAGCTACACCACCGACGGCGACACGAACCTGATTGGCTTCCACACCCAGGGCAACTACAACACTGCGGTGTCCGAGTGCTTTGCTATTATGGGCATGGTGTTGTTTGCCGAGTACATCGACGCCATCGCCGTTGCGGACATCGACACCACCCCCACACTGGGCACGCTGACTGTGACCACTGTAACCGGCGGTGATGCAACGCACACCAAAATCAGCAGCGTCACTCCGGCGAAGGAGAAGCCCGGCAATGTGTACAAGTACAAACTCGGTTCTTCCTCTACGCCCGTAGAGTACGGCCAGAACGTGAAAAACTGGTCCACTTGGGACGGCAGCCCTGATACGCTGATTACCTGCACCTCCGGACAGACCCTGACTCTGGTGGAGGCTGACGCCAACTATAAGGCGCAGAACAGCGGGAACAAGGGCGTGACCGTGACCGGATGACAAAAGGAGGGGCGGCGTGATGCTGGAAACTGTAATGCGGGAAGTTAATAACTTTTTCCCGGTGGATAAGGTGTTCGACACCTTCACCGTGCAGGACGGCAGTATCACGCTGCCTTTCCTGCAAATGGGGCAGTATTTCCGGGTAGTGGGCTCTATCTTCAACGATGGGGTCTACCAGTACCCAACGAAGGGCCTGACGGATGAAGTGTTTGGCGGCGCTGTGTGGGCTCTGGCGGTGCCCAAAGCGTTTCTTGACCTCGTAAAAGAGGTAGAGACGTACCAAACTAAAAATGGAGAGCCGGGGCCGTTTACGTCGGAAAGCTTCGGCGGCTATTCCTACTCCAAGGCCACCAACAGCAAGGGCGTTGCCGTGGGATGGCGGGAAGTATTCGTCAAACAACTGAACCAGTGGCGCAGAATAGGAGGGATTTGATGAGTTTGCTTGACGATTTCGCTCGACCCTGTGTTCTGTTGGAAAAAAAGCGTGTTCTAAGCGATGAAGGCGGCTGGGTCACTGAATGGACGGAGGGCGCAGAGTTCACGAATTATCAAGACCTGAACAGTTCTATGGAGGCTCGACGGGCGGAGAAAGAGGGCGTGACAAGCCTTTATTCTGCACTGGTAGACAAGGCGGTGCCCATTGAATACAACGACTACTTCAAAGACAAGGGAACCGGAGAAACCTACCGTGTGACTTCTAACCCGGAGGAAAAGCAGGCCCCCAAATCCGCCTCA